AAAGAAGTGAGTCGAAACTATGACCACCACCGACATGGTTGTAATTAAATGATGATACCTCAGCTCCATCCAAATATAATTTGAAATCACCAGACTCAGATACAGTTATTGCTATGTGAAGCCATTGTCCTTGGGTCAACGTTTGGCTGTGAGTGCCTGATGCGAGCAGAGTTGGAACTCCTTTGTCAAAAAGTAAGAACCTAATATCATTCGGAGGAGTGTTCATTTGCACTCTTAGTTCTGCATCTGGGCCTTCAATACTAATGTACCTAGTTGATGCAACAGCTAATGATGGATCAAGCTTTATCCACATAGAAGTGCTAAATGCAAATGTCGGAGTTATTGAAGCTAGATAATAATCGCTAGCTCCTGAACTATTGGACATGTCAATTGCTCGACGGGGTTCGCAAAACATAACCTCAAGGATGTGACCTGAACCACCTGAGTTGTGATCATTGCAAATGTGGATCTCTCGCGTTACGTTTGGGAACTCGAGTAAAACCTTATCTCCAGAACTCAAACTTAAATCTTTTAACCAAGGCCGACCAGCGACTTGGTAAGATCCAACATTTTGAAGGCCAACAGAATAAAATGAACTCATTGTGTAATTCCCTCGAGACCTTCAAGATCAAACATTCTATTTGCAGGAATGTTAGTCAATTCTGCAAAAACTTGAACTTCACCAGACTGACTGTTTGTAGTGGCAGAGAAAAACACTTCTTTACATTTAAGATTGAATTCCACTTGAGATCCTGCTAGAATGAGAAAAAAGTTATCGTTTGTATTTGCACCCTGAGTGAATCCAAATGCTGGTCCAACACCAGCAGGGTCAAACGGCGCAAAATGCATTCTAACGTCATGATTGCTTGTAGATTTGACAATTAGTTTTTTTGTAACAGATCCAAACTGGAATCTGAAGGATTCATTTTGGGTAGCAGGGATAGCGGAACTACTAAGATAAGGGACTCCACTTACCTGATATGCACCAACGTGATTTAGCCCTACGCTATAGATATTTGAACTCATAATTTCTTCCCTCTTTTAGAACTAAATAGTTATTGCTTATTCTTCTTGAGACGGGCTCTCCATTTTTTACGAGCAAGCCTCTTTTTCTCTGAATCAGACACATGGTGTCTGTGGTCTCGGACTTCTTGCATGATGCCGAGCTTTTTGCACTTCTTTGTGAAGCGCTTAATAAATTTTTCCATGCTCTCGTTTTTACGAGGCTTCATTTTATAGTTTGTAGCCATTGTTATCCCTTCGCTAATTTTGACCAGATTGCTGGGTTCATTCCGAAAGCTGAAAGGTCAACACCGGGATCGTTTGGCGAAACTCCATCAAGGGCTTTTGAGCCATGAGGAGATGCTGTGCGTCCCGCGTTTCTTTCGTTTAAAGGTTGAGTTCCTTCAAATAAATCAACGCCATTATAAGAGTCTCGACCAATTGAGTCAAGCATCTTGCGTCGCTGCTCTTTTCGCTTTCGTTCTTGAGCCTCGTAATCTACTTGTGGTTGTTGAAATTGAGACGGTTGTTGAGACTCAACAATGCGTTGAGAACCGGTTCCTTTTACAACTTCCGAAATGATCCCAGAGAGAACACCGTCTTCAAAGATAACTTCCTTGATGCACTCTTTTATTAGTGGCTTAAGTGTCTTTTTTAATTCGGCTTTATTCATTTAGTCTCCAAGAATCTTCTTAAATAGATTATCAATATTATTTTCTTTTTGTTCTCGCAACTTTGTTGAGAAGCGAGTTGTGCCTCGGCCTTTATTATTTGGATAGACGTATGCATCTGGTGTTGAGGGTTCTGATACAATGTCAAAGCAAATCAATTGAAAATCTTCTTGGACAACGGTCTTACCCATTGATTCTTGAACAGATCCAAGTCCACGAGATGAGATTCCAAGTTTTACACCAGCATTGATCAAGTCTTTTAAAATTCTACCGCTAGGAGTGTCAAGAACCTTGATTTTTCCCATTACATCTTTACCTTCCCACCAACACTTAGTGACGATGTGAGAAACGTTTTTTAGGTTGATTACGGAGTCGTCAGGGTGATCTAATTCACCTGTTGCTCTGTTATCTGCGATAACTTTTTGATAGTTTTCAATTTCCCTCTTAAGAACTTCCGATGGATAGACTCGGCCATTTCCATTTTGCTTCTCAGCAGTTTGAATTCTTCCCGTGAGATACATTGCACCATTCTCTGTTATATCTCTCTTCTCTCTTTCCGTTAAGAGATCTTGACACATTCCATCGGGACATAGTGCATGAAATTCTCTTAGCAATTGTTTTGACATTCTTTTCTCCTCGAAATAAAAAGGTGGGCGGGCGCTACCCGCCCGAGCTAGGATCCGCTGCAACAGCGTCTCACGGGTTGTAAAACCCAGCGCTTAATCATCGACATGCTCACCCCCTGGTCTCGATGATAGCCTTAGGCCGAAATCATCGACCAAGACCGAAATTAAATAAGATGTTCCAGCCGACAAACAGCCGAGAAGGAACACGGTAACGAATGAACGTTCGTAACTAAATAGTTCAGTGTACGGCGAAAGACATGAAATAAAGATCCCAACCCAGAACCCCATGCACAACGGACAGTTCCAAAGCGTGTTCCATTTCCTTGTGTAATCTTTTTTTGGCCTAATGTCTTCGAAGATTTTTCCGTAGATAATCATGAATGTCATGCCATAAGCAGTTAGGATGAAATGTAATGTATCCAAGAAAACCTCTTTCTGTTTTTTAAATAGCTTTCATCTTCATCATGATAGTAAGCTTCTTTTTCAAATGGGATATTAAAGTAAGCTGATTGTCCATCATCTCCCTTTATGATGTTCCAAATCCAATAACCAAAATACAAGACTATAAATCCAACAAAGGCTAATTCTAAAAACTGTTGAAAATGAATTGTCTCATGTCTTTTTGTTGTCTCGGACATTTCTCCTCGAGAGATGACGATTGGACCAAGAGTAATGGCTCCAATCTCAATAGGGGCGAGATAAGACAACAAGACGGGAATCTTGCTGTTCTCGATAAATAGCGGTTTCCAATGCTTCATTAGTATGTGTAGCGGCCATAAAGATAAGGCGCGAATAGGTTTCTTTGTCTGATAGATCCTTTCTGGTCTTCGTGAGGAACCTCGCCGAGTTCAGTTGAGTACTCACCATCAGGATTGACCATGTGCTTCTCCATCTCTTCATCGTGTCCTTTGAGACGTTTGATGTAGGGTTCTTCGTCTTGCATCCATTCGTGAATAGCCAAGAGAGCGATTTTGTTTACATCATGTTCTTTCGCATCCATGAGCTTTCCTTCCATTGAACCATAAATGTTTCCACCTTGGATAGAGTCAAACTCGAGAACACCTTTCTTTCTAAGATACTCGAACAATCTAGATTCAGCACCGTAGACAAAATCGGAATTCATTTCTTTCGCGAAAGCCATTACTTTGCGATTTTTTTGATTTAAAACAATGTCAATGTCTCTATGGGCAAAGATCATGAGATCGCCATTTACAGCTGACTTTGCTTGAAGTTCAAATTCAATTCTATCTTTGTCAATGATTTCAACTTTGATGGTTGGCTCTTTTGGCTCTTCCGGCGCATCCACTTGTTGAATTTTAATTTTAACAGTTGAATTATTTTCTTCTGCTTCCATCGCTGGTTCTTCTTGAGTTACCTTGATCTTAACCGACATTGCGCTTTACCTCCGCTAAAAGGTCTTGAATATAAAAAATTTCTTCAACTATGGACTCATTTAAGGGCTGAGATGCGTAACCATCCAGCTTTGCTCTAACTTTTTTAAAATTTTCGATTAGTGCTTGATTGCGACCATCTACGATTTCGGATTCTACGGCGCTCTTGAGGCGTCCGATTTCTTCATTTAGATAAGACTTAAGTCCCAATCCATTATCTGAGAATGATGTAATAAAGTTTGTCAAAAGATCTTTTTGCTCTTTCAAGAGGGAGTGTTCATAAGTATCGTTAAAGCGATTGACAAACATTTTAAATTCAAGCTTGTCAAGGTGCTTCATTTCTGTGAGGATCTTCTCGGAGCGGCCAAGATACTTTACACAGTTGTCCTCCAACATAATGCGTTTCTTTGCTGATAGATTGTCTTGTTGAAGGAACATTCCAACAGTTGCTAGGTCTTTGTAGTTTGGAACAAAGATTCCAAATGAGTCAGATCCAAGCGCCTTGTTGATTCTGTTAATTAATTTTGTTTGCTCATTGAAAACATCTTTGCGATCAATGGCATCAAAGTCTTTTTTCGTTTCAGCCAAGAGTCGTCGAGAATAATCTGATTGTAATTCTTTTGACTCAAGCAGTGAGCGATAGATTTCAAGCTCTTGTGCTAGCACTGTTCCTTTTGTAAAGAACTCTTTTAGGATTGCTTTTACGATTTGTTGTTCTTGATTGTTTTCTCGGATAACAGATTTTGTCAATGAGCGAACAAGGCATTCGTAAAGAAAAGCGGTATTTCTTTTCTTATTATGTTTCATCCTTATCTCCTTTTTTAGTTAATGATTCTAATAATGTTTTAATTTCAGCTTCAGACTTAAATAGTTGTCTTTCTTCTAAATCGATAGATTCTGTTACGCCTCGGGCGAGGGAATCCAAACCGCCGAAACCCACTTTGCCTGGGAATGTCGTTCTTGCGGTTCCCGTTTCTCCGAGACCAGTGTTAATCATTTGCTTTTTCATGCCACCTTTTTTATAAGTTAGCTTTCGTCGCTTGTAAGGTCCTCGAGGTTTTGCGTCATCATCACGCTTTGCAGGAGGCTCTGCTAAAAGGTCATTGTCTTCGGTATCTCCACCAGCTGGCGCTGTGTCTTCACCGGTGTCACCTCCACGATCAAGATCTCCTCCACCAGAATCTCCGCCAAGGTCGAGGTCTCCTCCTCCGCCACCAAGGTCTCCACCACCTTCATCAGCTTGACCAGCACCTTCAAGAGCAGCCATGAATTTCTTATCAGTAAACATTTCACGTTGCATTCGTAAATACTCTTCTTGAGACAGGCCGAGCAAATTCTCAGAAACCCAACGTCGAGAGAAGTAACCTTCTGTTGCAGCCCCTGCAATGTCAAACTTGGTCTTCCAATGTTCAAGCTCTTGCATCTCGGCAATCTTAGATGGATTGTTAAGACGAAGCTTAAAGTTCAATAGATCATCGTCTCGATAGCCCATTGTGTAAAGGTGGACGATCCCAACCTTTTCGAGTTCTGAAATAAGAACGCGTTGAAGTCTTTGAATTGTTCTTGCGAATCTGATGTCTTTCTGTGCGAGGGTTGTCTTGTCTTCCGTAGCACCTTCACCCATCGACAAGTAAGATTGAGGAACCTTCAAAGCAGAGAACAATTTGTCTCGAAGATATTTCACATCTTCGATCTGCGCTGTGAACTGTCCTCCAGGAAGGTTAACAATGTCCGTAGAGGACTGGCCTCCCCTAATAGGGATAAAGTAGTCTTCTTCAATAGAAAGTGGGTTATAACGCAAATCTACGCGTCCTGTGGTAGGGTCTACAACTTGATGTCGTTTCATCTGCGTCATAACCTTTTGCATGTATTGTTCAACGTCTTGCGGTGCAATCCCACCCACGTCTATCTTGAACACACGTCGCTCTGGTGACCTTGTAATTCGATAGGCCATCATTGCGTCTTCTAGAAGCGTAAGTTGTCTCCAGATGCGTCTAGCGGGCTCTAAAACGGATGTTCCGTAAGGGGCATGCTTGTCATTTCCAAGAACGCGGAAGTGAGCTACCTGCCAGTTCTCAAGCGTCAAAGAGGCATTGTTCCATTGAAACTGGACATAGTTTGGGTTTGTTGGATCTTCTCCTTCGAGTCTTTCGACTTCTTGCGGAGGTAGTCCGATGCAGTTTTGAATTCCTTTGCTTTCGTCAATGTCGAGATAAACAAAGAGGTCTCCGTACTTACACATGGTTCTTGCCCAACCGAAAAGGTTGTGCTCAACATTCATCACGTTGTAGTAAAGGTTGTGCAAGATGTATTTGATCTCATCATTTGTGCACTTGATGTGCATCATCGGTGTTAATGCTGAATGAGTTGTCATCTCGTCTGCATAAATGTCGAGAGAAGATGCAATCTCAGGTGTAAATTCCATTTGATCGAAATCGATGTAACGCTCTGCTCGGTTTCTGTTCGAGATCATGTTGAGCGTCATGATGTTCATTGGGTTGTATTCGGTCTTCTTGAACTGTTGACCTGAAGCGGACTTGAAACGCTTTGCATAAATGTCCAAGTGGCGGCGTCTTAGTTGTCGTCCCGATTGTGTTCGTCGTTGGGTCAGAGGACCCGAGAACATTCTTGTTAAAGCTTTGAACAAATCGTTTTGATTGTTGTTCGGGTTTCTTTCATTGCGAGCCATTTTCTATCCTTTGTAAATCCAGAGAAATTCTTTTGCCTTCTCTATTTCCTCCCGATGTTTCTCGTTAAACGTTTCGTTATAGAAGTTTTGACCTTTGATTTGTGTGTTCATGGTTGTGGTGCTTTTAAAAACACCTCCAAGCATCGCTTTCTTATATGCCATGTCTCGTTCGTTTTCTGCAAGAGCTGTGTCTCTAACCCAACATGCAATTGCTAAAGACATTACGAGATCATCGTTGTAAGAACGCATTGCTTGAGGTTTACCGTTGAACCAAATAAAAGTCTTCAATTCGTGAAAAACTCTAGCGGAGTGCATAGTAATTAGTTTGTTTCTGACGTACTCCTCCAATTTGGCCACGATTAAAGGTCTTGTTTTGGTAGATGTTGTAAAACCCATGACCGCTCTGTCGTCATTCTCAGCAAGATAGGCTTCGACATATTCGTGAGTTGATTTAACAGAATAGTAAAGTTTTTTATAATTCATCTCTTTTAGTTTCTCGAGAACAGCAATTCCAACGCCAACGTTCTCGACAACAAGGAGGCATGTCCCGAACTCTGTCCCTGCGTCATAAAGAATCTTCGAATACATGTCAAGGTCTGGTTTGCCTTGATATTCAGCGACAACTGTCATCGTGTCTACACGAATAATGTGGAAGCAACTAAAGTCTGCTCCGTCTCCTCGAGCAACATCTGCTGATAGAAGATAGGGAACACCTTCTTGAAACTTCTCCCAGATCCAAAAGTTACGATCATAGCCAACACGATATTGCGGATCACAAACATCGGCATGGATCCTTTGTAGATCCTCGGGATTAATAACAGTTTCACCAGAAGCGTTAAATGAGCACTCCAACTCCTGAGCGATCTGTCGTTTAGACATGTTGTTTGTCTCTTTATCGAACCATGCTTGGTCGCGTTCCGGATGAACATCCCAATTTAGTTTCGTTGGAAAGAAATCGTTGTTTCCTGTCTCGGCCTCAGTGTAGGCTTTATGGAACCAGTTTCCAACGCCGTTAGGGGTGCTCAGAGCGATGCAGCGGCCCCCTGTGGACAAAGTAGGGTAAAGACCCGTCCAAAGCTCATCGAGGCCGTCAACGAACGCTGCCTCGTCTATAATGAGCAATGACAACGCTTCCGAACGACCAGCGTCTCCTGAAGTTGTTCCGGCTTTTACTTGAGAGCCATTTGTAAGCTCGAATGATTGCTTATTATCTGTTTGGATCTTTGCAATCATCATGAAAGAAGGAAGGTTCTTGAAGATCATCTTCACTTTTTTCACAAGGTTCGTTGCCGTGGATAGCTTGGTTGCGATAACGAGAACATTCTTTTCTCGATGAAACAACATGAACCAAGCAACATAGGCAGCTGAGATTGTTGAGATCCCGAGCTGCCTTGCTTTTAAAATGACGTTGAAACGATAATCGTTAAAGGACTTGAGCATGTCTCTTTGGTATTCATAAGTCTTAAACGGAATTTGGCCCTTGAGAGGGTGCGAGATCTTACAATAGTTGTCGATGAAGTATTGAGGATCTTTTCCGCACCTTACAAGCTCTTTAACGATTTCATTTTTGGTGAGTTTCATTTATTCCTCAATTCATTGTAAGCTTAATTGTTGATTATCCTTACAGGTTATCGAATTCGCTACCGGCAACAGGCTCTGAGGCTGTTGGGTCGGAGAAGTTGCTCATGAAATTTAAAAGTTTTCCTTGAGCATGATGTTGCCAATCAGATGACATCCTTCCACCTTTTTTTTCATCTTTCTCTTTCGCGATTACGGAATTGACCAAAGCTGACATTATGTGTAGCACACGATTGGCAGCACTAACTCCTTTCAATGCCGCATAAGATTCAAATAGATCTTCATTTTTTCTTTTCCATTTATTGAACTCTTTAATGTCGCTAGCTTGTTCTTTTGCTTGCTCTACTGGTTCTGCTATTTTCGACTTGAATTCTAGACTTGCAGCATTGAACAGTTTCTCGATGGTTTCTCGAAATGGCTCCAAGTCTGGGTTATGGACCACAAGTTGTTTCACTAGATTTCCCAAGTTTGGCTTGATTTGAGCATAGTTTTCTGAACCACGGACTAATCTAAAGAGAATTTTGCCCATTTCAACATTGGTCATACTCTCATTTATAATAGTTGCATTGTCTTGTTCATTAACAACAGCGTCAAGCTCTTCTTTGATGATTCGTTTTAAAGTTTCTTTTGTAAGTTTCATTTTTGATTATCTCCAGCTTTAATCTTTTCATTTTGAGGACGCTTTGCTTTTGCGAACTCTAAAAACTTTTTTGTAATGTCGCGGGTTGTGTCTTCTGAAGGAGACAAGATCTCGTCCATTTGCAAGCCACCAATCTTGTAATGTTGGTAAGCTTGAACAAACGTGCGAACGTTTGATGTAGTTTGGACGATTACTTGCGGTTCACCCTTCGCAGTCAATGATACAGACTTTCCAGTGATGGTCTTGTATTCTTTCTGCAAGAATTTCTTTACTTCATTGATCGTGCGTACGATGTCATTTTCAAATCCATTCTCTTTTAAATCTCTCATCATGACATCGGACTGGTAGTTGATGATCATGGAGTCTCCATAAAACTTAACTTTGAAGCCATCGATTACTCGCTTGTCAAGCAAAGGAATACCTTCTTCGCGCATAAGTCCAACTTTGCGCACTTGACCATCGTGTGAATAGTTTTCTAAGTGCTGTGCACCATCATAGGAAACATTCGCCGCAGCTTGGGCGAGTCCTTCAATAATTTCTAAAATTTCTTTACTCATTTATTTGGTCTCCAACCTGATTTCCATCTTTCTTCGCGTCCTTCAACCCATTGAATGTAACACTTAAAGCAACAATCAAATTTTGTCATGTAAAGATCATCGACGGATTTGAATGAATAAGTATTGCAAGTTGGACATGAACGCTCTGATTCTTTATTAAGTAGTTCTTTTGAGATTAAAACACCGTCCAAGTTAACCTTCTCGCTCTCAGCTTTATCATATCTATAGTTGCCTTTAAGTTCTGAGAGGTATTGCTTTTCTTTGTCGTCATCCCATTGTGATTTAGGATTTATAATAGCTTCTTGTCCATATTTCTCAGCGATTGCCTTTTCAACTTTTACAGCATAATTTGGGTCTTTACTCATTGGGTCTCCACAATTTGATTAACAGCATAGTAGGTCAATAAAGAAGAGCCGGTTCCTAACAAAAAT